CTTATACACTAACTAACTTGCAAGAAAGTGAAACATTGAGTAATAATATATACGATTGGTTAAAATCATAAAAAGGACATAATGGCTAGACCTATAAAGAAAGTTGACACACAAGCTATACAAAAATTAGCACAAATGCATTGTACTTACGAGGAAATTGCAGAGTTCTGCGATGTATCTACAAAGACTTTACAACGGAGTTATGTCCACCTTATAAAAAAGGGTCGTGAGATGGGCAGAATTAGTTTGCGTAGAGCACAATTTGAGAAAGCACTAGGTGGTAATGTAGCTATGCAGATATGGTTAGGTAAGCAACATCTTGATCAAAGAGATAGAATTGAACAAACAAACTTTAATGAGCCATTGCCATTAATTATAGACGCAGAATCAAAAGAAATAAAAGATGGCAAAAAAAAAGGGTAATATTTACGGAAAGGTAGTAGCCTATGAGCCTGTCTTTCATAAAACATCAATAGGTCGTAAACCTAGTCTTTGCAAAATGAACAAGCATAAGCGACGACAATTTAAAGTTTACAAAGGTCAGGGCAAGTGAGATCAAACTTCTATCCTAATGGGGAGTTTATACCCTATCAAATGCCACAAGATTTTAGACAATCACAAAGAGGTCAAGGGAGTTGTGGCTCGTGCGGACTCTACTCAAGACCTCATAGCTTTTGTGGTGCGTTTAGAACAAGAGGTGTTAAAGATACCTATGTTTGTAATAAGTGGCGACCAAGAAGAGTAAAATAATGGAACTGATTATAATAAATGATGGTCTGTATCAGTTGTTGCCTGTAACAAAAGAAATTATGAAAGATATTGTTTTAACTGCAGATGTAGATTGTTTTGAGTTGTGCGAGATACTACGAGTTAAGTTAACAGGGTATGTAGATACACTTAACCTACATATAATGAAAGATGGCAGTGGCTATTTTTATGGGTGCATATGTAGATAATATATGGTAATTGTTTTGCATGGCAAAGTATAGAGGCAGAACAGTTAGGCTAGGCAAGATAATGCGTGGCGATGTAAAGAAATTTAAGGTGTTTGTTAGAAACAAACGAACAGGCAATATTAAAAAGGTTAACTTTGGTAGCAAGACAATGTCTATTAAAAAACATATACCAGCAAGGAAGAGATCGTTTATGGCTCGTATGGGTGGAGTGCTTAAGAAAGTTCGTGGACAGAAATCTTTGAGTCCAGCATATTGGTCGTTAAGGAGTTGGCGATGAAGTTAAATGAAAACACATCTGTTGCTATGCCAATTAAAAATATGTTGGCTATCATAGGTGGGGTTATAATTGGTGTACTCGCTTGGTCAGATTTAACTGCAAGACTTACATCGTTAGAAACATCAAGAGAATTAATGAATGCTGATTTGTTAAAAGCATCAGAACAAACAACAGTTGATAAAGAGCAATTCTTGTTGTTAGAAGATTTGTATGAAACAATAGAAAAGCATCAAGAGTTGTTAGACAAAAACATACACAACCAAGTAATGTTAGAACATGTAGAAAAGCAATTAGAAAAAGCATTAACAGATATTGAGAAACTAAAAGATAAAGTTAGAAAGAACGGTACACACTAATGGAAATTGTAGTAGCTTTATTAATGATAGTAAATAACGAGATTAAAGAACACAGAATACAACCATCTATGAGTGAATGCTTAAAAGGTAAAAGAATAGCAAGTAGAAAGATAGATGACAATGTTGAGTATCAATGTATTAAATCTAAAGCAGAATTAGAAGATAACATTGATGGAAGTAAATCAATCAAAAAACTTATATTAGAATGAACAAAGTAGATGTTATAAAAGTATTAGCAGAAGATAAGACATTTGAGAACGAAGTTAAAAATAAAGGTGAGAACGATTTAGAAGTTAGAATTAAAATTTTAGAAAAAGAAGTAGATACATTAAAAGCAATAATTAATTTAAAAGAAATAGAGTTAACTTCAAAAGATGTTATAATAAAAGAAGTCAAAGAAGATAATATTAAACTTGCTAAACAAATAGAAGATTTAAAAAAGGACGCAAAGGATATGTTGTTATATCCATAATTATGAGTATTAAAAATGATAGATTGGTTTGTAGAGAAAATAGGCAAAATTGCCAGAAATATATTTCATTGGTCATGGCGAGTCCAGACACATCGAAAGTATTACAGAAAGAAAAAATAAATGGAGTATGTGTTAACTATGATTATGTGTGCATTTATTGAAGGTAAAACTTCATGTATGCCACCACATACATTTGATACAAAATATGAAGATGGTTATAGTTGTATGCTTGATGGATATACAAAGGCTTATGATAAAATCCTTGAACTAGGGCGAGAAGATGTTAATAAATTTAATATCTATATAAAATTTGGTTGCAATGAAAATCAATCTAACAAAACCACAATATCAAGTAAGTTCATCAGATAAGAGATTTAGAGTTTTAGTATCAGGTAGGCGATTTGGTAAAACCTATTTGTGTATTACTGAAATGATGAAATACGCAACAAAAGTTAAAAAGAACATATGGTATGTTGCACCTACATTTAAGATGGCTAGAGAAATTGTATGGCTAAAGCTAAAACAAATGCTATCTGATTTTAATTGGATTGAAACTATTAACGAAACAAACCTATCAATTAAGATAAGAAACTCTGGTAGCATCATATCGTTAAAAGGTTGTGAGAACTACGACTCCTTGCGTGGAGTAGGAATTGACTTTCTAATACTTGATGAGTTTGCAGACATTGATGAAAAGGCTTGGACAGAAGTATTGAGGGCATCTGTTGCAGATACACAGGGCGATGTTTTAATGTGTGGGTCGCCTAAAGGCTTTGGTAATTGGTCATACAGAATGTATGAAAAAGGCAAACGAGAATCACAGTGGGATAGTTTTCAGTTTACTACTTTACAGGGTGGTATGGTACCAGCAGAAGAAATAGAACAAGCTAAACAAGATGTTGATATTAGAACATTTAGACAAGAATTTGAGGGTACATTTGAGAACTATGCTGGTGCTGTCTATTACAACTTTCATGCTGTTGATAATGTATTAGAAAAAAAGATTGACTGGCAAAAACCTTTACACATAGGATTAGACTTTAACGTTGACCCTATGAGTGCCTGTGTTGCACAAATTGATAGAGATAAAATACATTTTATTGATGAGATAGTAATTTATTCAAGTAATACTGATGAAATGGTACAAGAAATTAGAGATAGGTACGGAACAAAAACTAGAATATTTGTTTATCCTGATCCAGCTTGTCGTCAAAGAAAAACATCTGCTGGTGGAAGAACTGATTTAACAATTTTGCAGAATGCTGGATTTAGTGTTAAGTGCAAATTAAAACATAGTCCAATAAGAGATAGAGTTAACGCAGTCAATTCAAGATTAAAGTCAGCTGATGGTAAGAGGTATATTTTTATCTCGCCATCTTGCAAAATTATGATAAAAGGGTTACAAAGACAGATATACAAGGAAAACACAAATATTCCTGACAAGGAAGAAGGCTACGATCATATGAATGATGCTATTGGTTATTTAACAGAAATTGTAAAACCTTTAACAACAACTCCTCGTAACTTTAGACCTCAAAGATGGAACATTAAACAAAAATAGTATGGCATACTCTAGAGAACAAGCATTAGATTTACATAAAGACTTTGAAGAAAATATAAAAAATTGGGAATACTATATTCGTTCTTACAATGGTGGATATGACTATATGATTGGTCAATATCTTAACAGATATAATTTAGAACTTGATAACGAATTTAATCAAAGATTAGCAAACACTCCTTGTGATAACCATTGCAAAAACATCATACAAATTTATTCATCATTTTTATTTAGAGTCAAAGCAAGTAGAGATTTTGGTGGTATGCAAGACGAGGCTAGTTTAGAATCGTTCTTAAAAGATGCAGACCTAGAGGGTAATAGTTTTACATCTGTAATTAAACAAGCACAAAATTATGCGTCTATCTATGGACACTGCATGATGATATTAGATAAACCAAATATACAAACAACAACAAAAGCAGAAGAACTAAACCAAGAAATAAGACCTTATCTTTCAATCGTAACTCCAGAGAATATTTTTGATTGGAACTTTGAAAGACAACTTAATGGTAAGTACATATTAAACTACTTAAAGATCAGAGAAGAAGTAGATAAAAGTGGTGGCTCATATATGCGACTATGGTATCCTGATAGAGTTGATACTATTTATGTTGAAGAACACGGAACAGAGCCAACATTAATAGATACTGCCGAGAATCAGATTGGCAAAATACCAGCAGTTATTTTATACAATTCTAAATCACACAAGAGGGGAATTGGTCAGTCTGACTTAACAGATATTGCAGATATGCAAAAAGCAATTTACAACGAGTTTTCAGAAATAGAACAACTAATAAGATTAACTAACCACCCATCATTAGTTAAAACAAATGGTGTTAATGCAAGTGCTGGTGCTGGTGCAGTTATTGAAATGCCTGACGAAATGGAGCCAAATCTTAAACCATACTTATTACAACCATCAGGGCAAAACCTTGTAGCAATTATGGATTCTATTACAAAAAAAGTAGATTCAATTAATAGAATTGCACACACAGGAGCAGTAAGAACTACAAAAACACAAGTGCAGTCTGGTATTGCATTACAAACAGAGTTTGAGTTATTAAATGCAAGGCTATCAGAAAAGGCAGATAATTTACAATTAGCAGAAGAACAAATTTTTAAATGTTATGCAGAATATCAAAACACAACATTTGATGGCGAAATAAATTACCCAGATTCATTTAACATTAGAGATTACGCAACTGATTTAGTTTTCTATCAACAAGCAAAAGCAGTTAATGTACCGTCAAATACTTTAAACAAAGAAATTGATAAAGAGATAGCAAGAGCAGTTGTAGATGATGATGAAAAACTATCAGAAATATTTGATGAAATAGATTCTAATGCAGAAGTAGGTCAGTTTACTCAAGACGAGCCTGTACAACAAGATCAAGAAGTAGAAGAAGAAGAAGTTTAATGAATGTCAGATATTGTACAAGACTTTACAGAATACAGAATTAGGCAAATAGAAATTGCTGAAGCAAAATACTACGAATCATTAATAAAAACATTAGATAAAATAGAACGAGAGATTACAAGTCTTGCTGGAAGAACATTACCAACAGATGATTTAGATAGATTGTATGATCTTAAAATTGCAGTATCTATGCAACCAAAGATTAGAGCGATTCTAGAAAAGGAATATTTAGCATGGTCAGATACAGTTGTAAGAGAGGGTTTTACAAAACAAGCAAAAAGAATAGAAAAGGCATTTAAGAGAATAGGTAATATCCCTGTTGAGTTTCAACAATTAACAAATGCAGACTTAACACTTATAACAAATTTAAAAAGACAATCATTTACACAATTCAAAGATGTATCAAATACAATGACAAGAAGAATTACTGAAAAGATATATCAAGCTACATTGACAAGTGTAGAGTTTACAGAGTTAGAAAGAGAATTAAGACAAACAATAAATGGTATTTATGCTAGTTCTGATGACAAGAAAATTAACTCATTAGTAAAAGATATTAAAAAAGACGAAGTTAAAATAAGAAGATTAGACAAAAGAACTGCACAAGGTAAAGTTGTAAGAGCAAGATTAGATAAAAACATACAGACTTTACAATCAAAATTTGCAAGAGATAGGGCTGGGGAAAACATGAAAAGATATGCTGGTCAAATATTAAACGACTCATTACGAGAGTTTGATGCACAACTAAACCTTGCAAAGTCTAAAGATGCTGGTCTTACTTTTGTTAAATATCAAGGCTCAAATATACCTACAACTAGAGATTTTTGTAGGCTTGTAAGATCAGGATCATATGATAAAAGAAATGGTGGACTATTCACAATTGATGAAGTCAACAAGCTATGGAGAAGTAGAGGTTGGTCAGGTAAGAAATCTGGTAATCCTTTAATTGTTCGTGGTGGTTATAATTGTCGGCATCAATGGTCATTTGTTAATCCAGATTGGTATGACACAGATGGCAAACTTAAAATATAAGGAGATAAAATGTCAGAAGAACAAAAAGCAGTAGAAAATACTGAAACAGAAAAAACAGAAACACCTGTTGTAGAAAAAGCAGAAGAAAAAACATACAATCAGGCACAAATAGATAACATGATCAAAGCAAGACTTGAGCAAGAAAAAGCCAAGAATCAAAGAGTGCTTGATGAACAAAAGAAGAAAGACGAAGAACTTCTAAAAGAAAAGCAAATACAAGAAGCAAAAACAAAAGCTGATATAGAAAACTTGATGAAACAAAGAATACAAGAAAAAGATCAAGAAATTCTTAATTACAAAAATATGATGAAAAAAGAAAAAGTTGATAATTCTGTAATGGCAGTAGCTTCAAGAATGAACGCAGTTAACCCACAACAGATCGTAGAGTTGATGAAAAGCAATATAAAACTTTCTGATGATAATCGTATTGAGGTACTTGATAAACATAATAATATTAGGTATAACGACAAAGGGGAACTACTTACGATTGAGGAATCAGTCAAAGAGTTTTTAGATGCTAACCCACATTTCTCGCAAGGGTCTAAAGCTGGTGTAGGGAGCCAGAGTAGTATCGAGGGTAAAACTGTAAAACCTTTTAATATTCAGGACTTGGACATGAGTAAACCAGAAGATCGTTTAAAATACGCAGAGTATCGTAAAAAACGAGATATGGCTCCTGTTCAAATTAATAATAACTTAAACAAATAAATATAGGACATAAAAATGGCAAACGAAACAACATCGTCAACACTCTCGGAACTTTATACTGAGATTGTTGCAGAAGCATTGTTCACAGCTAGTGAGAGATCAATAATGAGACCTCTTGTTAAGAACTATGCTATCGCTGGTGGTGGAAAGTCAGTTGAAGTTCCAATTTACTCTGCAGTTTCGGCAGCAGCAGTAAATGAAGCAACTGATTTATCTAACACAGCAATCAACCCAACATCAGTTACAATAACTGCATCTGAAAATGGTATCATGACAACTCTTACAGATTTAGGTAGAAACGCATCACCTAGAAATGTATCAGCTGACATAGGTAGATTATTCGGAGAGGCTATTGCTAAAAAAATTGACACTGATCTTATTGCATTGTTCGATGGTTTTTCAACAGCAGTTGGTGCAGCAGATGCAGCACTTACAGTTGCAAAATTATTCGAGTCAGTAGCAAACTTAAGAAACAGTGCAGTTCCAATGACTGATGTATCTTGTGTTTTACATCCAATGATAGCTTACGATCTTAAAGCAAATTTAACTAATACTTTTGCAAACGCAAATGCAAATGATTTAGCAAATGAGGCATTAAGAAATGGCTTTGTTGGTAGAGTTGCTGGTGTTCCAATTTTTGAAACATCAAATCTTTCTAACACAGGTACAACTGGTGACTACAAAAATGGTGTATTCCATAGAGATGCACTAGGTTTAGCAATGATGCAAGACCTAAAAATCGAAACTCAAAGAGATGCGAGTTTAAGAGCAGATGAAATTGTAGCAACTGCAGTTTACGGAGTTGGCGAATTACAAGATGCTTACGGTATCGAACTAATAGCTGATTCATCAATCCAATAATGGATATTAGTTTATGGGGTAGCAATACCCCATAGACATTAAGGAGGAATTATGGATATAAAATTAACAAATGGTAAAAAGACTATAACAAGATCAAAAGAGCAGTATGATGCTAATCCACTACATTTTAAAGCAAGAGGATTTGCTCCTGTTGGTCAAGAAAGTACAGAAGTTAAAAAAGCTAATGACAAAGT